GAAGTTTTAGCTCTTTTACATCTTGGATGAGATGTGGTAAAGCTTGGGAACTTGAAAGAAAGATACAAGCACCACAATCACCTGCTTGGTATTTTGTTGGTGGTTCTGCTTTTCACGAAGCAGTAGAAAAATACTTGCGAGACAATGAAACACATTGATGAACTACAGCCAACCGGCCCACAGTTCAATCTCAGAGGTATACCCACGCATATTTGTTTATGTGGATCTAAAATCTGGGATGTTAAATGTATGTTTGAAGAAAACGAAATCTCAATGTATTTTCTGGATATGCACTGTGCGTCATGTGGTAGTCCAGCAACTGCACCGACTCCAGAATTGGATTGTGAATGACTAAACAAATAGCAGAGAAGTACTGGCAAGAAACATTTCAAAAACTTATTGATGCCGAAGTTGTTAAAACAGATACCATTCCCTCAGAGTGGCGTGCTGGTGGTCGTGCAACTAAGGCATACCCTAATAAAGAAAATGACATCTGGTGGTCTGACAATGGGCCAAAGATGGTTGATAATTTTATTCAATGGTGGCACAATTCTAAATGGTCTATCTATTATGGTAAAAGCAACACACCACATATTGAAGCCGAATACAATGTAAAGTTTGGTAACGTACCAGTTAAAGCATTTGTTGACTTAATTGCTGTAACACCAGATGGTGAACTTGTTGTAGTTGATTACAAAGCTGGTGCTTACATGCCGGACTACAATATGCAACTTGGTTTATACGCTTGCTGTATGGAAATAACAGAAGGCATAAGACCAAACAAAGGATTCTTCTATAATGCTCGGCAGGGTATCATGGAAGATGCAGGTGACTTGTCACGTTGGACAATACCGGTGTTTACCGAATTGTTTAGACAATTTGAGAAAGCACTTGAGCTAGAAATTTTTTTGCCAAATATTGGTATGACTTGTAAGTCATGTTCAGTGGCAAAATACTGCTATGCTTCTGGTGGGGAGTTAGCAGATAAGTATGACCCACTTGCATCTATAGATCAAGGAGAAACAAAATGAGTGCAGACACACCAGGAGTGAAGACGCAACTTAACTTCAAAACCTCACAAGGTACATTAGTTAACGTTTATCTTTACTCATATGATGAAGATGAAATCAGAACAGCATTAGGAGCAATTGCTAATGTTACACCTGATATCAATGCAGTTGAAACATTGTACACAGCGCAAGGTGCTTTAAGAGAAGCACTTAACGCTACACCTATTGAACAACCAAGAACACAATCAGCATCAACTGATGGTGCAAAAGCTTGTAAACACGGTGGAATGACATTTCGTACTGGTCAAAGTGCCAAGGGACCTTGGAAAGGTTACTTTTGTCCTTCTCCAAAGGGCACCGCAGATCAATGCGAACCTCAATTTATCCGTTAATACAAGAACAATAAGAGAAGGGAGTAACTTTGTTAACAATCAAACAGGCGGCTGTCCGTCATTTGGATGAACCACAGTTGCTCCCTGATCTTTTTCCTTCGTTAAAACAAGAAGGCATTAGATTTAGACGTGGACAAGTAACAATGATTGCTGGTCAACCTAACTCTGGTAAATCTTTACTTGCACTTTTTTATGGCATCAAAGCCAACGTTCCAACACTTTACATTTCAGCAGACACAGATGCCTATACCACATCTATTCGTGCTGCAGCAGTTATTACAGGGCACATGGCCTCAACTATTGAAGAATCACTTAAGAATGACGGTGCTGATTTCTATACCAAAGAACTAGCATCACTTAAAAAGATTGAATTTTGTTTTGATCCTTCCCCTACATTAGATGATGTTGACCTAATGGTTAAGGCTTATGGTGAGAAGTATGGTGAATGGCCTCATTTAATTATTATTGATAACCTTATGAACGTGTCTGCTTTGCACGATAATGAGTGGACTGGTATGCGTGACATTATGAAAGCCTGCCATCACATTGCTCGCGAGACTGACTCAGCAATTTTTATTTTACATCACACATCAGAAGCAGAGGGTGATCCTTTGTTTCCACCATCAAGACGTGCAATACAAGGTAAAGTTTCACAACTACCTGAGATGATTTTGACTGTTGCAATGGAAACCGAGCAATCAGAATTTCGTATTGCTTGTGTTAAGAATAGGTTTGCTAAACACTCTGCTATGGGTGATAGGTGGATAGCATTAAAGGTAGATGCAAGTCGTATGAAACTATCCGATGAAGGATTAATTGATAAAGCTAAAAGATATAACGGAGTCATGAGTGGTCAGACACAACTTTAAGAGAAGAGCAAGCAATGTCGGCTAAAAATAAAGCTAAAGGTTCTAAGTTTGAAACAGATGTAATGAAATGGTTACGCTCTAAAGGTTACACAGCTGAACGTTTACGTCAGGCTGGTGCTAAAGATGAAGGTGATCTTGTTGTTTATGTTGCTGGTTCTCCATATTTGTTTGAATGTAAAGCAACAAAGAAGTTTGACCTACCACAGTTCTGGCGCGAATTAGAAATAGAAGTGTTAAACTATGCTGATGCTAGAGATTTAACAGTTGGTCCTATTGGTTATGTTGTTGTTAAAAGACGCAACGCAAGCATTGAAAATGCTTGGGTTATCCAATCATTAGATCAGTGGAGTAAACAATACAAACCATGAAATTAGCTTATGCAGATCCACCTTATTTTGGTAATGGAAAAAGACTTTATGGTGAACTGCATCCTGATGCACATTTATGGGATGATAAAGAACAACACATTTATTTATTACAAACTTTGGATGTTTATGATGGTTGGGCTTTAAGCTGTAACCCAAAAGATTTAAAATGGTTATTACCAGAAACTCCTGAAGATAGTAGAGTTGCTGCTTGGGTTAAACCTTTTGCTAATTGGAGACCTAATTATCGTGTTCAATACACTTGGGAACCAGTTATATTTAAACCTGCAAGACCTAAAAAAGGATATCAAAAAGGAACTGAATCTGTAAGAGATCATTTGGTTTGTAATATTGCTCTTAAAAAAGGTTTATCTGGCGCAAAACCTGATGCCTTTAATGATTGGATATTACAATTAATTAATTATGAACCGGGAGATGAAGTAGTAGATTTATTTCCTGGATCTAATAGATTAGAAGAAGCTGTAAATAGAGCCAATGAGACCTAAACTATTAGATTTATTTTGTGGTGCTGGTGGAGCCAGCATGGGGTATCATCGCGCTGGTTTTGATGTAATCGGTGTAGATGTTAAAAGACAAAGACGTTATCCTTTTGAATTTATCCAAGCAGATGCTAGAGATGTTCTTCGTGACCACGATTTTACAAAGTCTTTTGATGCTATCCACGCTTCACCTCCTTGTCAAATGTTTTCTAATGCAAGCAATTTAGCTAAAGGGCAAGACAATTATATTTCCAAAGTTAATATGATTCCTTTAGCCAGAGAAGGTTTAATGATGACTGCTCGCCCTTGGATTATTGAAAATGTTCCAGGAGCACCATTGGAAAACCCTATAACATTATGTGGTTCATATTTTAAGATAGGTGTTAGAAGACACAGGCTGTTTGAATCTGGTGAATTTAACATTAAAGGAGTAGAGTGTGACCATAAATCTCAACCTAAAATAGTTGGTGTTTATGGAAAGCTTAGAGATAAGATTCCTGGCGGCGGCAAAACTGCTGACAGTATTGAAGAAGCAAGAGAAGCAATGGGTATTGATTGGATGATCTGGACAGAGATCGTTGAAGCAATACCACCTGTTTACACAGAGTATTTAGGGAAGCAACTGATTGAGGTAGTATGACCGGTAATCATGATATGGTTATGGTACTCAATCATTATGGAACTAAATGTAGTGACGGAAGAAGTTGGCAAAGCATACGTTGTGTTTTGCACAAAGATACACACGCTTCAGCTTCAATAAGTCCAGACAGAGAAATGTATTTTTGTTTTGTCTGTGACTTTGAAGGAAATGTGTATCAGTTAATAATGGAAAAAGAAGGGTTGGATTACCAAGATGCTATCAACAGAGCAGAAATTATCACTAACGGAAACCGCAAAGCGGTATCATCAAACTTTAAGC